GAATCCGGTGATATACTCTAGTACATCTTCTTTTTGCGAACCTTTCAATACCATTTCGAGAACTTCACTTAAAAAGTCTTGAATGGCTACCGGAGTATCAGATCTCTTGAGATCCAATCCCATGGCTTTTATCTTTCCCGCTTTACCATCAATATCGGTACGTTTTCCTTCTTTGTCGTAATAGAGGACTGCATATCGCTTTTTGGTGATGAATAGTCCTTTGCTTGCAACAATCTCGCGACCTGCCTTGATGACCTCTCCTCGAGTTTTGGGTGTATGGAAGGCGTCCTGCATGAACTTAACAAACGTGCCATTTACTTCTTCTCCTATAGTATCATAAAGTTCGATTACTGATTCTTTAGTCCAAGGTAAAGAACCTTTTTCAATTTCTTTCTTTAGAGTAGTGTATGCTGAAAAATAGCAAGAATCTGTATCACCATATATAATGGATTTACCTACATGATCGTATTCCCCAGTAACAATCTCATTCACTTTACTTGCCATGTGACGAGCAATGGCTCTACCAGTAAGAGTTGTGGATTGACCAATTCTGTTATCAAAGAATCTACAGCCTGGATTAAGAATAGCGCCATACAAACTGTTAAGGTTAATCTTCTTGACCAACTGACGCTTGTCCCAGTATTCTTCTTCAATCTTATTTCCAGCAGTAATACATTCTTTAAGTTTGGCCTGCATCTCTTTACGTTCTTTATACCAACGTGCTAAGAGTCCAGGAATGATACCTTCTTTGTCATAGGTAAAGATAGTGCCGTTGGCCGATAGCATCCACGGCTGGTTAGAATCAAAGATTAGATCATATATCTGTGCGGCACTGAGTGTATCACTGCCACCATCTTCCCAGTCTATGGTAATTTCTCTACCCACTTCTTTATTCATCACAGCAGTATATTCTAATGAACCAAATACACCTTCCCATGCGCTGGCAAAAGATTTGCCTTTGGCCATTTCTGCTGCGATATAATCTTTCGTTCCATCTTGGCGTAACTGCCCAACGATAGTTTCTGGACCCATGTTTAAAGCACGAATCGCAGAAGGATACAGTGAGTTAATATCTAACGAACCAATCCATTCGTGGATGCCTTTCTTAGGATAGGCAACATACGCACCGGCAGCCTGTGTATCGCCATGCTCTTCCATCTTTTTACGATTAGGAACGATCATTCCTCTTCGATGTGCTTCATTGATAATGGCCTGCTCTGTAACTGCCACAGCACCCATAGTAGTCTGTAACAATACAGTACAGTCGTGTGCTAGTTTATTAGCAAGGTCTAGAAATTTTAATTTTTGATCTAACTTGTTTAATAGCGCACAATCTTGTCTATTATATTCGATAAATTTACGGAAGTCATTGTTGTATAACTGATCCAATGTACCTTCATAGACTGTTTTGTTCTCACCTATCTCCATTTCTCCGATAGCATCTAGTCGATATGTATGTCGTTCTTCATAGGTATACTTTCTATACATTTCGAGACTATCTAAGTGAACTCTGCCGACAAGATCGTAAGTAACGGCAGTCTTTCCAAACTTTTCATATTCTCTTTTCTTAGGATAGCAGTTCCACAAACAGAAACGTCTTGTATCTTCTTTGCCTAATACTTTGATTACACGATTAACAGTGTAAGGAATATCAAAGCCTTCCGAGTTCCAACCACTTAATACGTCTGCATCTTCGATGAGATCTAAGAAGTTATCTAACATATCTGCTTCATTATCGAATAACATAGTATTAGGAAATTCTTCTACAGCCTTTTTAGCCTCTTCCATGCTCATAGTTTTTGGCGGAATAGCGAGACAGACTAGGGTGTCCATCCACTGCAAATGAACAGCAATAGCAGTGATAGGCATAAATGCATCGTCGGGAGAGGCGTAACCTCTTTCTGGATCAAAGTCTACTTCAATATCGAAAAATGCTACATTTAGTTTTGGAGCATCAACATTTAGATAATGATCTTCTAAACACCGATAGATAGGATTGATATCAGATTCGTAAAGTTTTTTGTTGGAATGGATTGCTAATTCTTTACGGAGTTCTTTGATATTTTTACATAGAACTCGACTTAGAGGTTCGCCTTTGATAGACTGATACTTTCCTCTAGGGTCGTAATAGTAGAATAAGTGTTTGGCAGGATAGTCTTTAAAATTCCTATTGCCTTTGTCATCACGCTCAACGACACGAATCATGTCATCGTCGCGATCATAGAATGCGTCAACGTAACTCAAATTTTTCTCCTATGCAATTTTTGGCTTGCAAATACCTACTGTGCGGTTTATGGCCCGGCCTACCATCTTCTTTCTATTTATAGCATTCTAATAAGACCAATGGTATCTATGGTTGTAAGAAGTATATAATTAGCCAACATACCAAAGGAACCACGACTATAAGAGCACCAAGCATATATAGCACAACCAATAATCCAAATTGGGTAAAGAACAAGGAGAGGTGGGTTTGGAACGGTGAGTGCCATAACGACAGAACAGCCAATAGAAATAGCCCAAGCAACGACCTCAAGACAAAAACGTACTCTACCGCTTTTCCAATCTTCTTTGATCCAATCAGTGATTCCATATAATATGTTTATCATTCTGGCAATCGCTTAGTTACACCTAGGATCATTTCAATCTCATCCCACTCTTGTTCGTGCTCTTTCCAGTTATCTTTATGTGCAATCTTAATTGCCTTATTGATCCAACTAGGCTTGATTTGAAGTTCTTCTGCTACTGCTTTAACAGTTTCTTTAAGACCTTCTTGCAGATCTTCCACTTCACGCAGTACATTGGAGCCTTCGTTGATTAGTCTTTCTAATTTTGCTTTTTCTTCAGGGCCGTAAATTTTTGACATGTGTAATCTCCTAATCTGTATTATATAGCCGTAAAAAAAGCCGGTCAACCAAGAACCGGCTTTATTTTTACCAAAACTAAATTATTTTTGATCTTCGCTTAACACATCATACATTTCAAAACGTCCACCGTTTCTTTCATAGATCATAGCAGCGAAAATTTCTGCCTTTTGGCTTTCTTGAACTTTAGTAACAGAAACTCGATTGGCCCATGTCCATAATGCTTTGTCTAATGGATCAATTGCTTGTTGTCCGCCACTTTCGTTGACTAGTTTTAACATTTCTTTTAGGCTAAGTTTTGTCTCAACGCTTTCTGCTACAACTGCTTTATCTTTTTTAACAGATTCGTTCTTCTTACCGAAGAATTTTTCTTGCTTGGCCGACATACCTTTCTTGCCATCTTTCTTAGCACCGCCTTTATCAGCAACTGCTTTTTTCATTGGCTCTTTCTTGTCGCCGTCTTTGTCCATATCTAAGAAATCTGGCTTTGCTGCTTCGTCCATCTTCTTGTCTTTCTTAGACATTTTATCTTTCTTGGCTTCTACCATCTTGGTAAACTTTTCTTTGAATGCAGTTTTGTCAATGCTTTCGTCTTTCTTTTTCTCTTTGTCAGACTCTTTATCTGCTTTCTGGCTTTGCCAACCTTGTACTTTAGTAGCCTTTACTTTTGCGCCACTTGGAAGTTCTACTTCTCTTTCTGATTTCTTTGCAGAAGCACGATCGTTTGCTTCGGCAACTTCTAACGATTCATCTTTCTTTTTCTTCTCTGGAAGACCTTTGTGCTTTGTAGATGCAAAATCTTTAGCATCTTTCTTGCCCATGTCCTTAGCGACTTTAGCAACATCTTTACTTGCTGGCTTTTCACCTTTTTGTGTAGCGTGAACCATGCCCATGAATTTTTGTTGTGCCTTGCTCACTGCTTTTTCAGCAATAATGCTTTCAGTTAGCGCAGTAACTCCTGCTAACACACGTAATTCTGTATCTTCGTCTAAACGAATTGGAGCAGCCTTTTCGGGTGCTTTTGGAGTATCGATAGGTCCGTCGATACTTTCAATTTTGCTGATCAGTGATTTAAAATCCATTTTAAGGTTTCCTTGAATCGTATTGTATTTATCTTTTTATTGTAGGGCCACCAAAAAGGCTAGTACCCTTCATATCTAATGCATTATCTGTAGGTTTTTGTTTTTTAGGCTTAGGTTGCGGGGGTGCTTTAGTACCGCTTTTTCCTGGGCTACCTATATATGACTTTTTACCTCTAGCAGCCCCTGGGCTGATATGAGGAGCATCTACAGTAGAGATATCACCTGCTGAAGTAGAGCCTGCTGTAGCGGTTTCTAATAATTCTTTGATTTTCATATATGTTATTTATTTCGTCCGCTTTTCATATTAGCACACCAGTGATACATTTTAGCCTTTTCACCTGATGCATTTTTAGCCTTGCTACGAAGATCTGCAACAGATCCAGAACAACTAGCACCTGCATTTTTTACTCGACCCGGACGGCTTTTACCTTTAACTTTACCGTCAGCAAAGTTTTCCCCTACATTATAAGTCTTATCTGTTTTTTGTCCTTTTTTCTTTTCATGAGATTTAGGATCTATATCAGTAGTATCTAGTCCGGTTTTCTTTAAGTTTTTAATATATTCGTGTTCCTCATCTTCGCTGCCAAAAGATAAAATGGCGCTAGGTGGTCCCTTGCCGAAATCGTGTTTTCCAAGACCCTTTAAGTCGCTAATGTGCTGTCCTAGTTTATACCAATCGTAGACATCACTAACATCAACTTTTACAGTGCCTTTTGGCATAGTAGGTTTGGTTTCGGGACCCCGAGGTTTTTCGTTTGGATGTTGATCCTCTGATTGTTTTCTTTCTACAATAAATTCACGTGCTCTCATTTCATTGCCACCTGGAATGCTTGATGTTTTTCTTTACGTTGATCTAGATGTTTAAGTCCCGGATTGATGGGTTTAGTTACATCCTTAACATCTTTGAAATCCGAAACTTTAGGCTGCACACGATTCTGCCAATACCACACTGCAACTTTAGCGGCCACGTCTGGACGTTCAACTAATTCTGGTTTATTGACCAAATCTAATCCTAATGCTTGTCCTGCACGTTTATAATTGTATTTGCCTGTGAGTTGTATATATCCACGACCCTTAAATTTTGCTCCATCGCCGGGTTTGGTATTTCCTAATATCTTTGCTTTACGTGGTGCAAATTTAATATCGTATTTTTTAAAATCTAATGAACCACCAATTTCTTTCATATGCTTAAAGTCCAAAGTCTCGTGTGCGGCCTGTGCTAAAAATGCAGCCAGTTCTTGTCCTTTGATACCTGCTTTCTCTGCTTCTTTTTTTAGAATAACTTCATGTGGATTGCCTGTTACTGTTTTTGATAAATCTTTTTTAC